GATGGTAAGTGGGAAATTATACGATGGAACGAACAAGACTCTGCATCGTAACAGATGCCTGGCTACCACAAGTAAATGGTGTAGTCACTACCCTAACTAATTTAGTAGAACAAGCAGAAAAAGATAACTGGGAAGTGTTGGTAATTCATCCTGGTTTGTTTAAAAATATATCTGCGCCTGGATATCCTGAAGTTAAACTATCCTGGCCTCGAGGATTAAAAAAAATGATAAGGGGTTTTTCTCCTCATCATTTACATATTGCTACAGAAGGTCCTTTAGGTTTAGCAGCACGAATTTCTTTCCGTAAAATTACTTTTACTACTGCATATCACACTAACTGGCCTCAATTTCTTAAAAATATTCTTAAAATATCACCGTCTATTACATGGAAATTTATAAAATGGTTTCATTCTAATTGCAAGGTAATGGTGCCTACTAAAGGTATTAAAGAAGAACTTGAGAAACATAATATTGGTAAGTCTGTAGTTTTGTTTAGTAGAGGTGTTAATCTTACTAATCTAAAACCTACAATTAAACATATACCTTCAGATAGAAAAATTAAGTTACTTTGTGTTAGTAGAATTAGTAAAGAAAAAAACTTAGATGCATATTGTAGTTTAAATCCAAAGTTATATGAATTAGTATTAGTAGGTGATGGTCCATATAAAGAAGAACTTATAAAGAAATATCCTTGGGTATATTTTACTGGTACATTAAAAGGTACTGATCTTGCTAATGAATATGTTAATGCTGAATGTTTTGTTTTTCCTTCTTTAACAGATACATTTGGTTTAGTAATGATAGAAGCTCAATGTTTAGGAACACCAGTTGCTGCTTTTCCTGTGAATGGCCCTATGGATGTTATTTTACCTGAAACAGGTTTTATGCATGAAGATATAAAAATAGCAATAGATAAGGCTATGTTCCTTAACAGAACAAAATGCATGAATATTGCACGTGATAAATATAATTGGACTTCCGCTTGGAGACAATTCAAAGGTCATTTAATTGACCATGAAGATGATAATGATCCTATATTTTTTTTAACATGAGGTATACAATGAAAAAGTTTCTACTTTCCCTTTTATTTTTAATTCCTACATTAGCTTTTGCTGCAGACCAGCAACCTCCAAAAGACATTAAGACATGTGCAGTGCAGATGCCTTACGGTCAGCCTTCTACAAAGGCAAATGATCCGGTTATCTGCCGTACTGCATATGTTTTAGAGCACGACTCATTAGCAAAAATTCCAGTTTGGGTAGTCTGGACCTTGACTCCAGAACACGCAATCGGGTGTGTTGCTCGTACTAATGCTTTTGCTGCTGATCAATCACTTCCTGCTACTGCTCGTTCAACTCCTGCTGATTATGCAGCATCTGGTTATGATCAAGGACATTTAGCAAACGATGCTGATATGTCATGGGATGATCAAGTTGAGCATGAGTCATTCTACATGTCTAATATGTCACCACAGCTCCCTAACGTTAACCGTGGTACTTGGAAGAGCCTTGAATCAGCTGCTCGTGCATGGGTATATCAGACTAAGCATGCTCATACAATATATGCCGGTAATATCTTTGCTACTTCTACAAAGACAATCGGGCCAGATAAAGTATTTGTACCAACTGATCTTTATAAGATTGTAATTGACGACGTAACTAAAAAGTCTTATGCTTTTATTATTCCTAATAAAGAAGGTATTGATGCAGACTTTACTAAGTTCCAAGTTACAGTCGCTGACGTAGAAAAAGTTTCTGGTGTTACTTTCCCTGTACCAGATGCAAAGAATGTAAAGAACCCTTTAATAGTTGCAGATCTTAAGACAATTGCTGCAGATAAAAAGAAGCAATGTAAAGAATGATAGAAAAAATAGGTTGCTTTAATTAGCAACCTATACTATTATTTTAATATGAGCAACATTGATAATTATGTAAGACGTTTATGGCTCGCTTATCGAGCATATCACGACGTATCGTGTCGTAACGGTTCAGACGGTGACGAGTACGCTACCGCCTGTACTAACGGTTACTTAGAATACCTTCATAATCTTACTAAAGCAGAAGATTCTGTATATGACTGGGGTGACTGGTCAGATGCTATAGAGAATCATGTTCGTATTTTAGTAGGGTTTATTGAATGTTACGATAGGCCAGTTAAAAGAGATAAAATAGTTAGTAAGACCAGATGGTCTGTATGATTAGGAGATTATAAAATGGGTATTGCGGTTGCTGAACTAGAATTTCTAATTCGTATTAAAGACCACATTCGAGGTGATGCATTACAACTAGGCCGTCAAGGTATGCATATTGTTTTTAGGCAAGACATTTTTAATGCTGCTTATGAAACATTTAAGCGATATTTTCCGGATGGTAATATAGAAGACATTCTTGCTACTCGCCCACATGCAGATGCTTTGTTTACGTATCTAGGTGCCTCTACAGTAGAGAGTTTAGACTACTCTCCTTTTGAAGAAGCAACTATCATTCATGACTTAAATAACCCAGTTCCTCCAGAACTACAAAATCGTTTTGATTTTATCTATGATGGTGGTACAATCGAGCATGTTTATGATATTAAAACTACAATGGAAAACATTAAGAAGATGCTTCGTGTAGGCGGTATTTTTGCTGGTCTTTCTGTTGCTGATGGTTGTTTAGGACACGGGTTCTATCAATTTAGTCCAGAACTTTATAGAACAGTATTCTCAGAAGAGAACGGCTATAAAATTCTTTCTTATGAATTGGTTGATATCACAGATTTTGGTGCTAAATTTGTACCTCTAGAAACACCCCCAAGAGGTCAGAGACAAGAATTTAGACTACAATCTGCTGTATCAGTAAATAATGGATTCGTAATTCAAAAAGTGCGCGATATTGATGTTACCCCAGAATATCAACAAAGCGATTATGTTGCTAACTGGGATCATTACAATAGTCGTGTAAATCAAAATCCAAACGTATTTGTTTATCGTACTTAACAGGAGACATAAATGATCAAGCGTTACGACCTTATTCTTAAGAAGTGGCTTGTTGGTTATTGGATTGGTTCTACTTTTAAGATAGTTGCTGCTATAGATTAATATGAAAAGAATACTATTAGTAGGTAAAAATAGCTTTATATGTAAACAGCTACTAATAGATCTTAGTATGGTAAATTATGTCGATTGTATATCATTTCACAATTTAGGTGATGTGGTATACAACGACTATGATTATATTATTAACTGTGCTATACATCCCGATTATAGAAGTCAACCTTACTCTTACAATAATGATATAGACCTGAAAATATCTAGAAAATTTTCAGGCTATTTTATTATGTTTAGTTCCCGTAAAGTTTACGGTTCTAATAATGATCTTTTATATTATACAGAAGACTCACCTATAAACCCTAACGATCACTATGGGTTAAATAAATCTTTTACGGAAAATACTATTAAGAGTGAGCGCAATAAGAATATTATTCTTAGAGCATCAAACGTGTTTGGTTTGGAATATCAGAGAAAATCTTATATGGGATTTTTAATGAATCAGTTAAAAGATAGTGGTAATATCGAGATAGATGTGAGCCCGTATACTATTAGAGATTTTATTTGTGTACAAGATGTTTCTAAAATAGTTAATTTAATTGTTGAAAAAGAAATAGAAGGTACTTATAATTTAAGTTCTGGTTACGGTGAAATGGTAGGTTCTACTGCTGAGTATCTTATAAAAGGATATGGAAGAGGCAACCTCGTTTCTAAATCAAAAGAACGAAGAGATCAATTTATTTTAGATAATAAAAAACTTTTAACTGCTTTAAACGTAGATATTGAATTTAATATTAAAGATCAAATGATGAATTTAGGTGAACAATTATGCAAGATATGATTATTAGTGCTATTAGCGATTATAAAAAAGATAATTTGAAATACTGGGTTAACTCTATTAATCGTTCTGGTTTTAATGGTCGTAGGGTTATGGTTGTTCATAATATTTTAGACGAGACATTAGAATATCTTGATTCAGAAGGTTTTGAAGTTCTACTTACGTCTGATGTACGTAATAAAAATAACAATGGGTTTCATTTTGCTGATAACTATGGTAATCGTGTTACAGTTTCTCGTCATTGGTATAACTGGAAATTTTTAAAAGATCAAACTGATGTTCGTTTTGTGATATCGTGTGATATTGATATTATTTTTCAATCTAATCCATCTGAATGGTTAGAAGAAAATCTAGGTGATAAAAAATTAAATTATGGGTGCGAGGCTTTGCTTTACAAAGATGAGCCATGGGGTAATGATAATTTAATGCGTTGCTTTGGTCCTGAGATACACGAAACAATGAAAAATAATCCAATCTATAATGCAGGCTCAATGGCTGGTGAATGTAAAACACTTGCTGATTTTTCTTTGAATGTATTTAAAACTATTGAACGTATTCCTAATGATGTTCCAGATCAAGCTGGTGTTAATTTTCTTTTGAATCTTGAACCATATAAATCAATTACTAAATTTAATGATCATGATACTAATTGGGCATGTCAGTTAGGCACAACAGCCAATCCTCAAAAGATAGGTCATTTCCGTCCTAACTTATTGAGCTCGGAACCAGTGTTTGATGGACATTATATATACAATAGTAAGGGTGAAAAATATTGTTTAGCTCATCAATATAATAAAGTGCCTGAATGGCAAGCTAAACTAGAACAAATTTATGGATGATTTATTATGATTATTGTGACCGGGGCTGCTGGGTTTATTGGCAGCAATTTTGTAAAATATCTAATTAATAAAACCTCAGAACAAATTGCCGTTGTAGATAACCTTACCTATGCATCTGCATTAGGATTTAAGGATATTGTCAACCTCCCTATTCTTTTATATCGTTTAAATATTATTCATTATGATGCACTTGAGCCGCTATTCAAAAATAATCAAATTACTGCAGTTATTCATTTTGCAGCCGAAAGTCATGTTGATAATTCTATTGCTAATTGTCAACCTTTTATTGATACTAATATAACAGGTACAGTTAATCTTCTTAAGCTGGCTGTTAAATATAAAGTTTTAAGATTTCTGCATGTATCTACCGATGAAGTTTTTGGTCAAATTATAGACGGTAAATTTGATGAGTCTTGGGCTCTTCAACCAAGAAATCCTTATTCAGCTTCTAAGGCTGCAGCAGAACATTTTGTAGAAGCATTTCATAACACATATGGTCTTAATACCACTATTGTTAATTGCTCTAACAATTATGGACCAAATCAATTTCCAGAAAAGCTTATTCCATTAACTATTAATAATCTTCTTAAGGGTAAGAAGATACCTGTATACGGTACTGGGCAACAAGTACGTGATTGGCTTTTTGTAGAAGATTGCTGTGAAGCAATCTTTAAGGTATACGAGCATTCAATGTCAGAATATGGGTGGGCACAGGATAGATTTTGTATTGGCGGTGATAATGAAATTGCTAATATTGATCTTATTAAGAAGATTATCTCTATTATGGGTATGTCAGAAGAATCTATAGAATATGTTAAAGATAGACCTGGGCATGATTATCGCTATGCAACTAGTATTGAAAAAATTAAAAAAGAGTTGAAATGGGAACCTAAAACTTCTCTTGATGATGGATTAAAAATTACAATTGATAGGATTAAAAATGAAAATAGGATTTAACTGTTCTTCTTTTGATTTATTCCATGCTGGGCATGTCGCCATGCTTAAAATGGAAAAAGAGATGTGTGATTATTTAAAAGTAGCTCTTCAGGTAGATCCTTCTATTGATCGTCCTGGAATTAAAAATAAACCAGTTCAGTCAATGTACGAAAGATACATTCAATTACAAGCCTGTAAATACGTAGATGAAATTCTTTTGTATGATACGGAAGATGATCTCCTTAATCTAATTAAAAGTCAGACAATGCATATCCGGTTCTTAAGTGAAGAGTATAAGAACCGTGATTTTACTGGTAAAGAGTATTGTTTGAATAATGGTATTGAGATTCATTATCATCTTCGCCAACATAATTTTAGCTCTACTGAATTACGTGATAGAATTTATCAAATGGAATTACAAAAAAGATCAGAAAAATTTGAAAGTCCTATTCCACCACATTCATTAGAATTGTTGAAGAAGGTTAAAAAATGAATCCAAATATGACAATAGTCACAGCCTTTTTTGATGTTGGTAGAGGTGAAGTACCACCCGTAGTAAGAGGTAGAGAAGTACCTGCATATCAACGTAGAGGCTTTGAGGAATATTTTTATTACTTTAATATGCTTGCATCTATGAAAAATGATATGATCATTTATACAGAACCAAAGTTTGTTGATGCAATTAATAATATTAGAGCATCACATGGTAATGTAGAGAATACAAAAGTTATTGTATACGAAAATGCGTTAGAGAGTTTTAATTTTGTTACAGAGCAATTAAATAAAGTATTAAACTCAGAAGAGTATGTTAGTAAGATTGATAATCCTCATCTTATTGAATATTGGAATGCAAAATATAATCTAGTAAATTTTTTAAAGTCACACTTTGTTGCACAAGCATATGAAAATGGTTTTATTAAGACCTCAAAGGCTGCTTGGATTGATTTTGGGTATGTTCGTACTCCTAATAATCTTCCACCATCTTTTTATTGGGATTATGATTTCGATGTTAATAAGATTCACCTCTTTAACTTAAAAGAGATTGAACCGGAAAGACCTGTAGAAGATATTATTAAGACTGGTGACGTCTATATTATGGGTTGTCATATAGTTGCTGGTTCACATATGTGGTCGAGATTAAAAGATTTAGTATTTGATAATGTTGCTGAACTGCTAAAACGTAATTTAACCGATGACGATCAAACAATGTTGTTGCTTTCTTATTTGCAAGAGCCTAATATATTTGAATTGCGTCATGTCGATCCTAGTAACTGGTTTATTATTTTTAATAAATTTAATGATTTGAGAGTTGCAAATGTATAATGTAGTTATACCTATGGCTGGATTAGGATCTAGATTTCCTTCTCATCAATTTCCTATGCCTAAACCGTTAATTCCGGTTAACGGTGAACCAATGATTACTAAGGCTATTAAAAGTTTTGGTTTTGATCTTTTATCTTTTGACTGTAACTGGTATTTTGTAGTTGCTAAAAATAACTATACAAACCAATTAAAAGATACTATTTGCCTTACAGTTCCTAGTGCAAATTTTATTGATATAGACTATATTACAGAAGGACCGGCATGTTCAGCTCTTTTGTTTAAAGATAAAATTAACAATGAAGATGAATTAATTATTGCTAATTGTGATCAGATTATGGAATGGAGCAGCTCTATGTTCTTCCTTAATGCTCGTTCATTTCAAGGATGTGTAGTAACTTATCATACAGATACTGATAAGAATAGTTTTGCTCGTATTGATGAAAATGGTTTAGTTAAAGAAATTAGAGAAAAACAAGTTCTTAGTAATGTAAGCCTTAATGGTATTCACTATTGGCGCCAAGGAAAATATTTTGTTGATAGCGCAGAAGAAATGATTGCTGCTCAAGATAGAGCACCTAATGGTGAGTTTTATATTGGTCCAACATATAACTATATGATTAAATCAGGTAAAACTGTTGGCATCTACCATATACCTAACCAACAGCATCATGCCGTTGGTGTTCCTCATGATCTAGAAATGTATTTAAATTATGTTAAAAGAAAAACTAAGTAATATGATCCGCGGATGGTTCATAGGTGATTTTGAACCATCCGTGTTTAAGACTAAAGATTTTGAAGTTGGCGTTCTTACTCATAAAAAAGGTGAAGAATGGCCAAAACATTATCATAAGATTGCTACAGAATATACCGTTTTGCTTTCTGGTTCAATGACCATTTGTGGTGAATTAATTGAAGCTGGAACTATTTTTATTTTAGAACCGGGTGAAGTTGCAGATCCAGTCTTTCATGAAGACTGTACAGTGATTGTAGTAAAAACCCCTAGCGTGATTGGAGATAAGTATGTCGTTTGATGCTTTTCGTGATAAATCTTCTTTAGATCCTCAAGAATACGTATTTGTAAAATATGAATTAGATAGCACTGAAAGTGTTAAGAAGGCAGCTTGGGATCTAGCTATCGGTCAGAGTGTTGGTAATCCAAATGTTCGTAATGATTGGGAAACAGATGAGCTGTTTGAAAAACATAGTTGCTTGATTACTATGGTAGATGAAGAAAATAAATTAGCTGAAATAGCTTTTCCAGTTGAGAATACTAATTGGAAAGAAGATGGTATCTCTCACTTACTTTGTCAGATTATGGGTGGTCAAACAGATATTGATCATATTATTAAGAGTCGTGTAATTGATATTGAAATCCCTGAATGTGTTAAAGCTTGGTTTAGGGAACCACGATTTGGATTTAAAGGTTATCGTGAGTATTTAAACCAATATGATAAACCTTTATTGGGTGGTATTGTAAAACCAAAGACAGGTATTAGCCCGCAAACTCTTCTTGAGATGGTTAAGCAAATGGTCGAGGGTGGTGTTGATTTTATTAAAGAAGATGAAATTCTTTCCAATCCCAACTTCTGCCCTCTTTGGCAACGTGTTCCATTGATTGCTGATTATCTAGCTAATTGTGGTCGAAAGGTTGCTTATCATTTTTGTATTAATAGCGATCCTCTATATGTTCTTGAAAGAGCCAAATATGTTGCTAAGCACAGCACTGAAAATTTAACATTAGGGGTTCATATTAATGTTTGGTCTGGACTTGGTGTTTACAATTCTATTCGTAAATTAAATTTGCCTTTATTCATTCATTATCAAAAGAGTGGTGAAAAGACATTTACACATCCAAAGAATCCATTTGGTATTTCATGGCCTGTACTTTGTGAATTAGCAGGATTGTCTGGTGTAGATACTATTCATGCAGGTATGATCGGGGGGTATTCTTCTGATGATCCAGTAATGATGGAACAAGCTATTGCAAATCTTAATAAGTATGGGACGGTCCCATCATTATCATGTGGAATGCATCCTGGTCTTGTTAATCATGTAACTGAATTATTTGGTTCAGTTGATTATATGGCAAGTGTCGGTGGTGCTATTCATGGTCATCCAAACGGCACACTAGCAGGTGCAACGGCTATGCGTCAGGCTATTGATAAGACTTATGGGCCTGAATATGATGTAGCTATTGCTAAATGGGGTTTAGTAAATTGAAAAAGAAAAGCGTTTCCTGGTCAGATGGCCAGACTAATCAAAACATTTTTGATAACTACAATAACTGGATTATGAGTGCTGATAAGAAAGTATTCTTTAAGCTTTGCATGCGCATGAATCTTTATAATCAAGTAAAAGATTTACATGGTGATATAGTAGAATGTGGTGTGTTTAAAGGCGCAGGGCTTTTGGCCTGGCTTAAACTTATTGATATGCATCAACCTCATTCTATTAAAAAAGTAATTGGTTTTGATTTTTTTGATCCAACATTTACTGATAATTTAGAAAGTACTATTGATAAAGAAAACATGAAACATGTTTTTAATAGAGATCCTACACTTAAAGTATCAGAGTTGTCTGTAGAGAGTATTAAAACTAAATTAAATAATGCTGGATACAATGAAAGTAAATTTGAATTAATTAAAGGCGATATTTCTGATACTGCTAAAATATTTGTAGAAGATAAACCAGGATTTAGAATATCACTACTCTACTTAGACCTTGATTTAGATCATCCAACATACGATACTTTAGAAGCATTCTGGGATAGAGTAGTCCCTGGTGGTATTGTTGTATTTGATGAGTATGCTATCTACAGCTGGACAGAGTCAAATGCAGTTGATAGATTCTTTAAAGACAAAAATGTCAAGATTATAAACACAAATATATTTTCACCATCAGCATATATTATTAAGGAATAAACATGAAGACCGCTATTGTAATTAATGGACATGTTCGTACATGGGAAAAATGTAAAGATAACTTCATTGACACTTTCGGTGATTTGAACGCTGACGTATTTGTTTCTGTCTATAATAAACAATTTGAATATGCAGAATATATTAGATCAATTCAAGATTTTTATGGTGAAAATATCTTAGAAGAAAATGATATTAAAAGAATGTTTGAAGGTATTAATCTTAAAAAGATTGTTATTGATAACAGTGAGGAAATGCAATCAATAGTTGCAAAAGAAAAAGAAAACGTAAAACTTCAATTTAATACACAAGCACACGGTAAAGATATTTTTATCTCTATTTACCCACAATACCGTAAACTATATTACATTATGAAAGATGTAGCCAAATACGAAGAAGAGAACAACTTTAAGTATGATAGAATTATTAAGACAAGAACAGAAGTAATTTATCACCCTGAAGTTTTTAAAAGAGCTTATAGTATCTTAGGTGATAATGAAATACTGGTCGATGCCGGTGCAGTACCTCTTAACGATGTAATGTATGCATGTAGCCGAGATAATATGTATAAAATTGTTGACTTTCTTTATAATGAATTTTTTGATCCTAAATTTCCTGAACATGACGTTCATTGGCCTCCTCACAGTATGTTAAAGATTGGCGTTGAATCAAATAATATTGGTGTTGTTTCTCGCCGGTTGTTTAAGCATATTGAAAGAGAAAAACTTCAACAGGTGTATTGATGATTAAGATTGCTCATCGTGGTTTATTTGAAAGTCAAAGTAACGACCGTGATTTAGAAAATAAACCTGAACAAATTGAATTAGCTTTAGCTAAAGGATTTGATGCAGAGATTGACTTACAGGTAATTAATAATAAATTATTTTTAGGTCACGATACTCCTGATTATGAGATAAATGAATCTTTTCTATTAAAAAGAGGTTTATGGATTCATGCCAAGAATGCTGATTCGCTTCGATATTTGGCCACTAAATTGCCTAACCTAAATTATTTTGCACATGCCAATGATCCAGTTGTTATTACGACTCATGGTTGGTTATGGTATCATTGCTATCATCTTAAAGATATGAAGAGAGGTAGAGCCATTGCTGTTATGCCTGAATACACAATAAGAGATGTTAATTCATTTAATTCTTTAGATTGTGATGGTATTTGTTCTGACTTCGTTGGCCTTTTATGAGAACAGCACTTATATTAACCGGTCATATGAGATGCTGGAAGCAAATGATTCCTCATATGACAGAAAAATATATTAATAAGTATAATCCTGATATATTTATTAGTTGTTGGGAGAACGAAGGTTGGTGGAAATGGGGGAATGAAAAGGGATTTCATGAAAATTCTAATCATGTAGATCCTGATGAGATAAGATCTCTCCTTAACCCTGTTGAAATGAGATATGAATATTTTGATCCTCATGAACCGTATTTTACTGAGAGAGCAAAACGTTATCCTAATTCATATATTTCCCCTAAAAATATTTTATCGATGACTTATAAATGGCTTGATGGATTTTATCTATTAAAGCATCATATGGCTATTACTGGTAAACAGTATGATCTAGTTATTAAAACTAGAACTGACTTAGAGATAATGGGTGATTTGCCTGAATTTGATTTAGATAAATTTTATATCATCTATAACCACTACAACCAAGGTGGTCATAATGATGTGTTTTATGCTAGTAACTATCAAAAAGCTGAGCATGTATCTAATTTTATTCTTAATTTTGACTCATTATATTCTCAAACAAACACAGTCTGTACACATCTAATGACGCAAAAACATTTTGAAAATGCAGAAATAGACGTGATTTCTTTAAATATTCCATATAGACTACATAATACACCTTGGGGTCAGCACCAAGATGTTAACAGATTTATTAAACAATAAATAATAAATCGTGTTTTGTTTGACACGAGAAGCATAAGGAGAGTATCCTTATGTCAACCAAAAGGACAAACAATGAAGAAACTACTATTAGCCCTAGTGATGGGGTGTAGTATGTCCGTTTCTGCATCATACGCCAAAGATACTTCGTCAAATATATCGTCTAATACATCGAAATATACATCGTTAGATATAAAAGAATTAGTTACAACTATTGCAGAAAGACATCACGTTCCATTTGATTTAGCGCATGCTGTAATCTATGTGGAATCAAAATATAATCCTAATGTTATGGGTCAAAAAGGTGAATATGGCTTAGGTCAGATTCGCTGTGGAACAGCCAAGAGCATGGGATTTAAAGGCAAGTGTGAAGAGTTGCACGATGCTAAGAATAACTTAGAATATAGCATGGCTTATCTTCGTTATGCATTAGATCAAACAGATAACGATATCTGTAAAGCAGCATCTTATTACGGTAGCGGGTTGATCCCTAAATCCAATAAAACCGCATACTGCCGAAAAATACTTGACAATTTAAATTAATTACTATATTATAATAGTCAGCGTATTAACTGACTATTTTTGGAGGATCGTATAATGGAAGTACTAAGGACTTTGACTCCTTCAATCTAGGTTCGAATCCTAGTCCTCCAGCCATAAATAAATTTTTAATAGTTTTGCGAAAGGGTTGCAAATGAATAAGACTTGGGGCTATCATCTTCTATTGGATTGTACAGCTGGCGATAAAGAGCTTATTGGTTCAAGAGACAACATTTATAATTTTACTAAAGAATTAGTAGTGGCCATTGATATGGTTGCTTTTGGTGAACCATGGATTGAACGTTTTGCAACCCATGCAGCAGACAAAGCTGGCTACAGCATGTGTCAAATGATTGAGACATCAAACATTACTGGTCATTTCTGTGACAATGATGGTAATTTTTATATTGATGTTTTTTCATGTAAGCCGTTTGAAAATGAAACAGTTATTAGTGTAGTTGATAAGTACTTTAAGCCTGAAAAGGTTCGTACTCATTTTATCTCACGTGACGCTTGAGACTAATTTATCGCGGGATAGCGCAGTCAGGTAGAGCACCGGACTCATAATCCGGAGGTCGTTGGTTCGAATCCATCTCCCGCAACCAAACAATAAAGGTGATCTATGAAAATTGAACATGCTTACATTTTGTATATTGATAACCCTGAAGCTACTAACTACATGGAGCAATGTAAGCAGTCTTGCATAGACCATAGCGTACCAGTCACCTCATTTCTCGGATTTAAGCTTCCTACAACGGTTGCTGAAGTTAAAGAGAAATGGGGTGTTCGTATAGACCCTGTTGTTCAAGAACGTATTGATGAACCTGTATTTCGTATTTGGTTTAAAGAACAACTTTGTACTGCAGGACATATTGCAATGTGGAAAGAGATTGCTAAGCAAGATAAAGCTTATGCTATCTTTGAACATGATGCGATCGTAAAACGTAATTTTGATGGTATTGAAGTTAATGATGGTGAAATAGTTTTCTTAGGATTCCGTGTTGATCACCGTGATGATTATGAATGTATAAATGATGTATTTACAAAAATTCCAATGAATAAATTTGAAGGTACTCATGCATACGCTATTACCCCTAATACTTGTAAATATCTTTTGGAAGCTATTGAACAAAGAGAATATCTCCCAGTAGGAATCTCTGTAGATTTTTATCTTGGTGTGCAGAATCTCTTTAGACTCAATATGTTTGTTGCTGACCCTGCACCTGTAGTTGCAGCAGTAGAAGATAAAGTATCAGAAACACAACCAGAAGGTAAAGTTGCAAAATACAATATGCTACCACCTGATGGGTTTCTTAAAGGTCTAGTTAAACCAGAGAAATATTCAATTGATGAAAAAAATGGATGGTTGGTATTCTAATGAAAGTAAATATTGGCAAATATCCTAAGAGCGATAAAAAAGAACGTAAAATTTCAGTAAAGCTAGATTACTGGGATACATGGTCCATGGATCATACTCTTGCTCTTATTATTCATCCGATGCTAGTACAATTACAAAAAACAAAGCATGGCTCTCCTTTTACTGACGATAATGATGTTCCGGAAGAACTTCGTTCTACATCAGCTCCTCCTAAAGAAAATGAATGGGATACAGATGATAACCATTTTAAGCGTTGGGAATGGATTCTTGATGAAATGATTTGGGCATTTGCTCAACAATTAGATGATAATGCATCTAGTCAATTTCATTCAGGAAAAATTGACTTACAATTTAAAGAAGTTGAGGTTGATGGTGAAAAATATAGTGAAATGGTAAGAGGTCCATTAGATACTCACGTTTTTGATAAGGAGGGTCACGATGCTTGGCAAGCCAGAAAAACAAACGGATTTAAACTCTTTGGTAAGTATTATGAGGCTCTCTGGGACTGAAACACATAATTATTCAGTTGATGCTTTAAAAAAAGCTGCATTCGTTGACGAGCTTAATAATGTTCTTATTCATGCGGAAAAAACAGTTGCAAAAGATATCATAGTAGAATATCTTAATATAAGAGTTAATGAGATTAATAAAAGGTACAAATAGGTTATGGGCGTGGGTGTTGGTACACGAGAGGAGCTTATATCTCCTTTAGCGGCAGATTACCGTTCTAGACTTGGTTCGAATCCGAGCGCGCCTACCAATTTCTAGGAGACTAAAATGCCAACCGTTACGACCGAAGTTGATTTTGATTTAGAAACAATCGATGACTATGACCTCATAGATGAGCTAGAGAGACGAGGTTATGAGATAATCGAAAACGGTAGAGAAGACGACGATCTCATAGATATTTTAACTGATCGTGGATATTCAGTCATTGTTAGAGATTATTTAGAAGAACTCTATAGTACCTACTTGACAATGTCTCCTGAGTTTTTTCAGAAAGAATTGAAGAAATTATTCCGAGAGAAGTTAGACGTAAATATATACTAATACCAATGGTCACATAGCTTAACTGGAATAAGAGCAAGAGATTTCATTTTATATAAATACCTATATGCGAACGTAGCCGAGGGGAGCTTCTACCTCCTTAGACGTAACTGGAGCTGTAAATGGGGGTTCGAATCCCTCCGTTCGCGCCATAGGAAACAAAAAATGAAAAAAACATTGTGTAATAAATGTAATAATTATTTTGCTAATAGAGCAGGCAATTATAATCGACATCACATGGTATGTGACGGAAATTATATTTTACCTGAACAAAGAGGTGTTTGTAAATATTGCAATATTAAGTTTGATCTAAATGATAAACCTAAAGGCTGGATGGCTAACCATAGCAGATGGTGTGATAGCAATTTAGATAGAGAAAAATATAAAAAATCAAATAAAACTAATATTAAATCTATGCAGACTCCAGAAGCTAGAAAAAAAGCTGTAGAAGGTATAAAAAAAGCATGGCAAGATGGTAAATATAATCATTGTGATCACAAAACATTTTTAGGTAGAACTCATTCAGATAAATCTAAAAAATTAATGAGTGAGAGTGCTTTAAAAGCAAAGCACAGGAGAATTTTAAGATCAACTAGAAAATATATTTGTAAGGATGGTAGTGAAGTTTTATTAGATTCTTCTTGGGAAGAACAGTTAGCAATAAGATTGGATCAATTGAATATTAATTGGATAAGGCCGAAGGACCCTATTCAATGGTTAGATAAAGAAGGAAAAACACACAATTATTTTCCCGATTTTTATTTAACCGATTATAACATTTATATTGATCCCAAAAATGATATAGTATATAATATAACAATAACTAAAATAGAAGCTCTTAAAATTATTTTGCCTAATCTTATTATTTTAAGATCTTTAGAAGAGTGTAAGAATTTTAAAATATAATGTCCGTTTAGCCCAGTGGTAGGAGGCAAGGCGCTTAAAACGCCTACAGGACTGGTTCGAATCCAGTAACGGACACCAAAATCTCCAAAGTGTCGGTTCGAATCCCACCATCCGCACCATTTTTAACAAAGGATATATTATGAACAAGTTCGTTAAGCTTACAAACAATGCAGATGCACATAAAGGCAATCCAATTTATATTAATGTAGATCATATTACTGCTGTTTATGATGCTGCCGTTGAAGGTGGAAACATTAAGACATTCATCTTTGGTGGTTATACAGGTGTTCAGTGGGAAGTAGAAGAATCCCCAAAGCAAGTAATTGATATGATTATGCCTGTGGAGTATATTTAACATGATTAAAGAATGTCTCGTTAAAAAGAAACCATTATATCAAAAAGCAATTCAATATACTCCTGAGCTTACTAATGAAGAATTACGTCGATGGACAAATAATAAAGCTTTTATTATGCAGCTTGAGCGCGGCGATGACGAATGTGTAGTTATTAATACACTCGAAGGTACAATGAAAGCTTCAATGGGTGATTGGATTATGCAAGGGGTTACAGGAGAAGATTTTTATCCTATACGTGAAGATATAATGTATCAATCATATAATTTCTTGAGGGATTGATATGAATGCTAGTATAGTTGCAGTAACACGTCCTACCAGCGGGTTAGACGTGAATGAATTTGTTGCTTACGTAGCACGTGTATCCAATCCCTCCAATCAGAACAATATAGAGACAGCACCAAAGCTTATTAAATATCTTATTAAAAATAAGCACTGGTCGCCATTAGAAATGGTTCATGTTGTAATGGAGATCAATACAACTCGAGACATTGCTCGTCAAATCCTTAGACATCGCTCATTTGCCTTTCAGGAGTTTTCTCAACGTTATGCAGATCCGACAAATGACTTGGGTTTTGTCACTCGTGAAGCCCGTCTCCAAGATACAAAAAATAGACAAAATTCAATTGAAGTTAAAG